TGATCGTGACGTTTCCGGTAAGCGCACCGCCACCCGTCAACAAACCACCCGCCAACACATTGACCGTGTTGGGTACAGCACCAGCAATATTGGCAACCGCTAGAACTACCGCACCAGTCTGACCGTTGACCGACGTTACCGCATCTGTGTTGTCAACCTTCTGCCAGACAGAACCATTAAAGATTGCCCAATCGCCAACCTGCCAATCAGTAATTCCGTTAAGGTTAGTTGTCCCTGCTATGTTTACAACGTAATAATCGCCTTGGTTGCCAACGCTGGAAGTGAGCGTAGGCGAGTTTGCACTGGCATTCCAAGTGCCTTTGTAATTCACTGCGCCTGTTGCGCCACCGCCTCCACCAGCTACCTTCAGCATGATTGCTCCTTATAGACCGTCACCTGGCGTGATATACACCGTCGCAGTACCGGATGCGGTTACACCCGTGAAGTACGCATTTGGCACAAATGTCAAAATCTCATCCGTGCTTGGCAGTAGTGGAAATGCTTCTTGGCTACTTGTCACCTGTGTCGCACTCGCATTTGCCGCAGCAGCAGTTGTGCCATAGCCTAGAAACACAATGACTGTGCCAGCATTGATCACTCGATACTGGTTGCCGCCGAGCGTCGTAGAGGCACACTGAACCGCAGTAGGGGCTGAAGAGGCCGCTACGAATGTGACGGTATTACCCGTCTTAGTAAACGCATTAAGCCCCATTTGCAGCCTCCATAGCGAGTTGATCAGGACTTTTAGGCCAGTTGATGTTCGACATCACCGCAGCCACTTCATCTACATTTGTCGCACCTTCTACGCCACTTACAGCAGCAGAGGCCGTAGTGCGAATAGACTGCCGCCAACTATTCCAGGCGGGGCTGATAGGTGTGCTGGTTTCCACAGCCTTTACTACCATCCAGTCTGTTGGCAATAAGATGCTGTAAGCCGTGCTGTTAATTTGATTGATCGAACTGCTTTTTACTTTAGTCAAATCTTTAGGCGTTGACGTAAAGTTAATATCAACCTGGTTAGTCTGCGCGTTATATACAGCATCTTGCTGCGTCACCCAGTAGTATTGGTCGTTAGCCTGAGCGCCATATACAACATTCACCATGCCTATAGCCGCCTTATCTTGCGGTGAAGACAGGTTGCACCAATTGGCAGGGTACTCAACACCATTCCAAGTAAATGCTGTGCCAGCTTGCACTAGCAACATAATGATTCCGTTTTGAACTATTGCAAACATAATTACCTCGCTAGTGAATACTTGAATGGGTTTTCGGCAAAGGCCGCGAAAATGTATGTGTCTCCATTTGTGTTGATATTCTGTCCTGTGCTGCGAATTTTGAAACCGTTTGACAGCGTGTCAAGCGCATTGCCGCCAGTTTCTGCGTTAGCCAAGTTAGGGTAAAGAATGTTTGGCATGACGTTATAAGGGTCACGAGCTGTGTCGTAAATCGTCCAATCGCCAGCCGTGCTGGTGTTTGTCTTCTTAAACATTACCCACCTCGGCCTAAACCCGCAGAACACAAAAGGACCATCTGCCGAACCATTGCCTGTGTAGCCTCCGAAGCGTGAGAAGCCTGTTATTTCTGCAAAGCAGTAAGCTACAAATGTTTGAGATGAAGCATTTACTGCGCCATTTGTACCTACGCTAAATAAAGTTGATGTTGGTGCAGTACTATTCCAAACAGTTGCTGCTGCTGCATAAGCATTAGTTGCATTCAAATATATAAGACCATTTTGAGGAGTTGCATTTTGATTTGCATGATAAACAGGCCAATCATTTACAGCACTTCTTGCTTTAACAATAATCATCTTAGGCGCAATACCCAACCCATGACCAACAGTAGCGTTAGCACCTGTACCCGTGTACGTCACAATGCTAAAGCCTTGCGTTGTGCCAGCATCTACGGTAGATGTGATCGTGCCAGCAGTATTGGTTACAGCAGAAACTCCTGCTCTCCATTGCCAGCAGACGTAGGTTGCTGCGTTTTGGTTGTTTGCTAGGTTAGCCGCCCGATAGGTTGAGATAAACCCATTTGTTGTGATGTCTAACTGTGCGCCTGGGTTTGCTTCTGCGGCAGTAGTGTTAGAACTAAGTATGTTGCTATTGCCCCTAACTGAATCTACGAGGCCGTGACTATAAGCAACGGATCGGCCTTTATTCCACACAAGGTCTGGAGTAAAGCCGCCGCTATTTGTGACCGTCTGCGTCGTTCCATTACCCGTGTACAGACTTACATCAAAATACTGATTACCCTTCTGAATAGAAGGTTCTAACAAATTAAACGTATTTAACGCATTAAATCCAGTAGGCGGTGTGTAGCTAAAAGGACGCTGACCAAAGTTGGCTTGACCTGTCGGGCTTCCAACATCATCTTTAGACATTGCGTATATGCAATCTCCTTGGGCAAAAAATGCCGATGATGTAATTACGCCTTGACTTGCACCATTTTTGAAAAACTCAATCGTATTGGCGGTAGTATCAACAGCGACACCAATAATGTCATTTGCTACCCACGATGCACCATAGGCTGTTTCTGTTCCAAGCACACGCTTGTTCCCGCCAGAGCGATAGGATACGTTTGTGCTAGACGTATTAAGCGCCCCAGCTGTAGCAGTGACTACATCAACGCCGATTGATGCTGTAGCATTAACAACATCAAAAAAGAATTCTGCATAAAACTTGCCGGAAAGCGCCATTGTTCCACGGGCATAAGCATTGGAAACACCGGCTGATCCTGCTACCCGCAAATTGCCATTGCTGAGAACGCCGCCACCAGAAAGACCAGATGCAACCAACCGATTTAACGTGCAGTAATTTCCACGCCCATTTCCACCATCACCCCAGGGTGTTGGTACATCTAGCATCGAATCGTAAGTCACACCAGCAGTCACGCTAATGTTGTTTGGTGTAAAGTTGTTGCTATTGCCAGAACTATCTTTGCCGATAGTCGTGGCAGTAGCGCCACTGTTATCAGAGAAATTCAGGTAAAAGCCGTTATTTCCATAAGTACCGTTGTACTTAATAGGCGACCACACACCATACGAATTAGTCACGCCAAATGACGAAGGTGTTAAGGCTTGACCGTCGATGAAGTTGAGTTCAGTTAAATATCCGTCGAATTGACTTGTACTAACTAATCCTAAATTTTGAACATTACCAACTCCAGCATTGATCGCTTGATTCAGCGGCGGGTAATTTGCAGTTGAGAAAGCCGTTATCTGCATACCATTAACGTACAGTTTCGCTCTATTTGATGCAGTTGCTTGAGTGCTGTCATAGGCCAGCATGATGTGATACCACGCAGATGGATCTCTATAAACCGCAGTAGTTTGAATAGTGTTCGTACCATCAAAGAAACAGCGCAGAGTCGCATCAGAATTAAATTCCAAGTTAATTAAACCGCCGGTTGCGCCAGTATTACCGTGGTAAGCGATTGTCATCCTGCTTGCAGCAAGCGATCCTCGCTTAACCCACCCACTCCAAGTGAAAATGGTGCTGCTTGTTGATGCCACGGATAGCGTTCTTGTGAAGTAACCAGACGCACTACCGCGAACACGAACACTGCGGCTGATCTGATAACCGCCGTACTGACCGGATTTAGATGCGCTCAACATTAGTAGTTCTGCCCGTTGACGATGCCATAAGTGTTTGTTCCGTCTTGGAAGAACGAAAAGATGTCAAACTTATTGGCAACACTGGTTGCGGTTGGTGTTGTGCCGTTAGCCCATTTCAGCGTCGAACCACCTGCCCAAGACAGCGCGTCCGCTGCTGCATAAGCCACAATGATCGTGAAACTCTTGCCAGAAACAGAAGAAGGTAGCGTGACCGTAGTAGATCCGCTTGTCGTAATCTTTTGAATCGTTCCATTCGTCAAGTTGACTGTCGTATTACCAGTCGCTGAGAACAGCGTTTCTGTGTAGTTAGTAACAGTTGTGTTTGCTAACGTGACATTGCCCAGGCTGCTAGTCGAATTGCCAAGCGCGATTGTCGTATTACCAATAGTAATGTTGCCAGATCCAGCAATGTTGCTTGTTCCACTGGTAATCGTGACGTTTGCCAACGTCATGTTGTTTAGTGTCGTGACTGTGTTGCCAAGCTGTATCGCTGTATTGCCTAACGTGATAGGCGTAGCAAAGTTAGCATCTAGTTGCGACAGCGGAATCGACGTTGTTGCATTCGCAAATGTATTTGGAACTGGCATTTAGAACCTCACTCTCAATTCATGTTCGTATTCAAAACCGTTAATAACCATCGCCGCTGAGTTGGATGTGACCGTAATCCCCAAATACTTGCCCCATTGCTGCGCGTCTGTCTTGTACAGCACATATCCCTGACCGCCAATCCACTTAATTGTTGCAGATGAATTGTTAGTCCAAGGGATAGGATTACCAAAATTATTTAACCAATTAACGAAATTGCCTAGCGAATAAACAGGGCTAGAACCCGTTTCACTATCAATCGTTGTGTCTAACAAGCCACCACCGCTGATAGTTGCTTCTATACCAATCTTCAGCGCCTGTTTTGTGCGAATCGGATCAGTCATAGGATCTAACGCTGTCTTGATAATGCTTGGTACTGCATTACCAGTAGTGTCGCCGTACAACCGCAAAAGGTTTGTGCCGTTAGTGCCAAACATATTGATCTTGCCGCCTGTTTGCACGGACGTAACCAGCTTTAGATCATTACTTTGGTTAGAAAAAAACCACTTTTTTTCAAAAAAGACTGCTTGGATATAACGATTAGTGCCGCTGTCGTTGTAGCGGATGTTAAATGCCGCGCACAAAATGTTATTCAGCAGCACCTGACCGGCTGTTACTTGCGCTGTTGTAAAGTCAATGTTCGGGAAAACACCGTCTAGCGGATCTGATAACTTAGAAGTAGTCGAGCCTACCAGCGCATACACCCCGTATTCGTTCATAAACAAGACAGAACGGAAGTACGGGAAGATGGCGTAAGGCAATCGAGTACCTACAGACGCAGATACGTTGGTGTTGGTAAATATCGTTGTGCCAACACTTGTCACCCTGACATCAGAGAAAACGTTGATGCTGTCCTCGCCAAAGATGTACAGGAAGTTGTTGGCAGAAAGTAATTGAATAATGTTGCTGTGAAGCGTTGTGTCCGTTAGAGTAACCCCGCCAGCAGACACACTTGTAAAGTCGCTGTAGCTACCAGCAGCAGAGTAATACACAGTCCTTCCTTGAGCCACCCAGTTGCGGCCTGAGAAGGTTTGAATTCCAGTGACTTGTTCTGTTGTGATGACTGCATTGGCTGTTGCATTCGCACCTCCACCGCCGGTAATCGTCACAGAAATATTGGCATTGTTGCTGTAGCCCGTGCCAGGATTAGTCATGATCACACGGCTAATCTGACCGCCTGTCACAATCGCTGTACCAGCAGCATTAGTGCCACCACCGCCAGAAATAGTGACTACGATGTTGGCAGCATTGGTATAGCTTGTTCCACCGTTGGTAACATTGACCGCAACCGTTCCTTTTCTGAACGTCACTAAACTGGCAATAGCAGTTGCGTTTGCTCCACCGCCGCCTGTGATCGTAATGGTTGGGGGAGATGTGTAACCAGAACCTGCGTCGGTCAACGTAATAAACGAAACCGCATTAGCAGTTAATGTTGCTTGAGCCGTTGCCTGAATGCCACCAGTTTGATTGGGCGCTGAGATAACTATCGCAGGGGTGCTTGTGTATCCGCTTCCACCATTAGTAATAGCTATTGATCCAACCGAACCAATAGATACAAGGTTAGTGCCATCCCAAGAATAAATACCATTGTTCGGATCTGCAATTAGAACAATGTTGTCTTTCCACTGCGTCAGGCGAATACCAGCGTTAGAGAACGTGCCAGCTATTGCAACATTAGCTTTGACATTGGTTTCTATGTTGACATATTCAGCCCTGCCATCTTCCTCAAACCCGATCACATAATCTAGGTTGTTCAGATTAGAAGACAGAATAGTGGTGACGTTGTTGCCAAAAGAAACAGCCGTGTTGCTGAACGTCGGTAAGATTTTAAGGTTGCCATACCCGACCGGCATGGCGTTCTCTAGCCATGCAAACTCGTCTTTTTCTATAGCCGTGCGGTTAGCCTTGGTGTTTACACCCTTAAAGTTCTTGACTACTGCATAGCTTTTCTTTTGCTCTGTTGCAGCCATAATCAGTAAGGATTGCTATAAGGGTCAGGCAAGCGCCGAGTAAACGTGGTGTTAAGAACAGAGCGAACCTTGCTAAGGTATTGCTGATAGAAAATTTCTGATTCGCCATAAGACTGCTCTTTGAACTTCGCTGTGTATGCTGCGTAATACGCTACAGGTGTTGTATACGGATCAAGAATTGTATCGACTGTCGATCCATTAACTAGAGGAAACGGCAAGATCGTCGTATCCAATTCCATTGTGTAAGACTGGTCAGGAACCGGAGAAATATAGATTTGGCTTTGACCAAACACCGAGAACGCCGCAGGTCTACCAATGTAATTCTGCCAATACCGCAACTGAGCATTAAATTGCGTCCAAGGCAGGTAAGACAGCGGGTAGCGACTGTTCCCCCAAAACACGTTGATGTTCAGGATATCCAGCGTCAATGAAGACTGTGGCAATGTCGCAAACGGAATAACCTCTGCGTTGCCGACATATTGAATCATTGCCGTGCCGTTCGCAAAAGGCGTAGACGGAGGAAACACGGTGCTGTAGCCAGGATACTGCGGAGATTGGTCGCCTGTAGTTCCAGCCGTTGTTACAACGTAAATGTAGACGTTGGAAAAAATCAGATCATTCAAGGCAACTGCGGTGTTTGCAGTCCATGCAACTGGTGTCCCCGTATAACCGACAGGGGCTATAGGGGTTTGCGAAACTTGAATGGTTCTTAAACAGCCGGTATCTCTGGCAACACGCTCCCGCGCTCCGTTGATGTAATCAGTCAGTTCGGAGTCGGAATAGAAGTTTCCGTTGGCATCGTGCAGAAGCCTTCTGACTTCCGTAATGTAGCCATTGAGCGTTGCCATTTAAGTCCCATATTTAAGCGGCTTTAACGACTGTTCTCCCCCGATGTGCTTTAGGCACAAGG